TTGGTCTTTGCTTATTTGAAAAAGCAGGTTGCCCAATAGCACCTAAGTTATTTTTACCCTGTTGAGAATTAGGATCGTAAAGATAATACTCTTCTATTTCTGGATCTACTATATTCTGTGGGTCACTTCCTGCAGTTGTTCTATCAATTACTGACTTTAAAGTCTTATCATCTTTTAGTTTTCTAACTAATTTTATTTTTAAAGGATCAATATATCTTATTTCTTGTAATCCTTCTTCTGGTTTCTTTAGATCAATTACCTTGTGATAAAATATTCTTCCATCAACATACCAATTTCTAAAAATTTCATGGCACCTCTTATCGAAGTCCATGATTTCTTTAACAGATTTAAACTCTTCTCTAATTATATCTTTTAGTTTACTAGATGCTGGAAGATTCTCCAAGTCAATCTCGACTGGAGAATCATTCTGGTCCGAAACAATTGCTTCGTTTATAATATCTTCGATAGCTGAGTCCACTTCTGGGTGAAGTGCCATCTCTCGATATCTTTTTATTAAATCATATTCAGATTTATAGACACCATCAATATCTACATACTGTCCATAGAAACCACTGGAAACATAATAATCCGAGGAATCTTCGTTATTCTTTGGCACAGGAGAGACGACGTTCTTATTAGAAGCGTCGTCTTTCTGAATCTTAAAACCAAATAATTTAGCCATCTATCTCACAAATACTGGGTCTCTTCCCAGTTATTTATAACGTCCCCTACGAGTTGTTTTCCTGAGTAGCGAACATATTCTCTCCACTATCACCTCTAAAGGCATCCCACCACTGGACCTGTAGGTCAACTGTAAACTCTTCAATACCATCTGCCTGATCGTAAGACAGTTCGATTGCACTTACATTGGTTGGGAAAATTCCGTGGAATTTATACATCTTTAAGACAGGGAATTTTGCACTGTCTGGTGGTATGGAACCTGATCCACCACCATCTACTCCCCTACCTAGTTGAAGTACCCTAGCATCTTTCTGATATTCTGTTGGACTGATGATACCAACTCCAGTGTCATGCTGGTTAATTGCGTTCATCCACTTCTCAAAGGCATTTCTAATGTTAAATTTAACATCGTTAATGACTGTGATTGTCCAGACATCGAATGTCCTATCTCCAGCAATTTTAAGGTTCCTTCCTCTGAAGGGTATATCAATTACATTGATATTTGATGCGGGTAGATTAGCAGCCTTACACATGAATTGTAAGTCTTCTTTTGCTCCACTAGCTCCTTCACCAAGAGCGAAATCTGGAAACTCGACTTCGACTTGGAATAAATTGGGTCTTGCGCCGCCACCAGTTAACTTCGCCCTAAAATCATTGATAGTTCTAGTGTTGATAACTGGCGCGTTTGGGGTCTGATTGGCCATGTTTAAGATTCCTCTTCGTTGTTATTTAGTAGTGTAATCAAGCAGTACCTATGACTTCATCAAAGCTGATGCCAGTCCTAGTTGCAACAAAGGTGAGGCCAATGAAGTTGATCGACCTGGCAGGCTTCACAAATATGTCTGCCTTGAATGTGTTTGCGTCAATAACATCAGGTGTGTTATTAGACTCATCACAGATGACTACGAAGTCTGTAATACCTCTCTTAGCCTTAACATCACGAAGATATGGTTCAACAATGTTCAAGAAGTTTGTTCTTGTAAGAACGTCGTTGAATTCAAAGAGTTGTGACCTTGCAGCCCTCTCGATTGTTGCCTCGATTGTGAGGAACAAGCGACGAACATTGATTCTATCGAAAGCAGAAGCTTCCTTCTGAGCTGTCTTATCACCAAAGAGAATCATTCCTGAACCAGAAGAGAAGATAACTGGGTTAATTCTCTTAGGATATAAAAGATCTCTCTGTGCCTGTGAAGGATTATATGCAAGTTTAATTGCATTATTAATTGTTCCTCTTGTAGCACCAGCAGGTGAGAACCAAGGATAAGATGTAATTGATGTTCTTGCCATCAATCCAGCAACGTCACCATTCAGAGGAATATAACGGAATGTGTTATTAAACCTATCGAAGGTGTACTTATAACCAGAGTCGAAGACTGCATAAGAACTAGATGTTAGACTATCGTAGAAGGTAACAACATTCTCTGTCTGTTTGTCAGAGTTAGTTAAACCAACAACTCCATTTCTGTATGGAGAGATACAAGCGATGCAGTCCTTACGTGTAGTTGCAATCTGAATTAGTTTGTTAGCCTTAGCCTGTGCTTCATAGATTGAAGTACCACCAGATGGTCCTTGAATCAAGAAGTTGACTGAGTACTCAGCAGGGTTATCCAATACTGTATATGATTGAACAACATCAGCGAGTGTTGTATTGAAACGACCTACACCATCATAGTCACTTCCATTTGCGAAGGAGTAGATTTGAGGTCCAGAACCATTAAAGGTAATTCCTTGTGCGTTACTTCCCCATGCACCAGTTGAGTCAACTGCGTAACCACTGATAGAAGAGTGCTTAAGACCGATACCTGTTTGAGCGGCACCAACGAAAGCATAGTTGGAGAAATTAGCAACGTAATTCTTATAGTAGATATCTGTACTTGGTGATACCTTAGCATCAAGAGCCTTAGACAATCCAGTCCACTTCTCTACGATGTTTCCTGCACTACCAGTAACATTACCAGTATCATCAACTATAACTACATGAACTTCGTCATTACTGGAATTTCTTTCTTTAGCGTAAGCTGAAGTTGAAGGTCTTGTTGCAAGACTCTTCCAGTATACTGTACTATTAGTAAGTCCAAGTGTTTGTTGGTTATACCAGTCAGTTGCGGTATTTCCTGTTCTTAGATACAATCCAGAACCAATACCAGACATAACGAGGAAGTCTGTATTTGCGAACGCCACTGTAGCAGCGGTGTCCATAATGATTGAAGAACTGTTAGTTGAGAAACCAGTAATGTTTCCTGTGTATGTACCGTTCTTAGACTTGATTTGGTCACCAATTGAAGTCTTAAGAGTATTAAGGTCAGAACCAAATGAGATTACAGTAGAACCAATTCCAACAGCTGCTTGGAAGTTTGTTCTTTCTACTCTCTGTTCTGTACCAGCGGTATCGAAAACTCTATAACGGTTTTCGTAGTTCTTATCATTAGTAGATGTTAGGTTAGCGTTGAATACACCTTCATCATATCCTTGGAATGATGCAGTTGATGAACCTTCATCGTAATCAACAGTTCCCCAAACACCAGTTGTTGAGTTGTACTTACTTACAACTTTTACGTCAACTGAATCTGCATGAATCTTAGTAATGATACCCTTAAGGAATCCTGTTTCAATACCTACTGTTCCGTCTGTAGCAGCAACACTAGTTGTGAATCCAGCGGTAATAGCGTATCCAACAGATATACCGTCAGTACCAATTGCAAGTCTTTGATCAGCTTGTGAGTCAATTGTGCAAACTTTTAAATCGTTAGCCCAACTGCCAGGGTTCCTTGCAGCGTAATACCATTGAGTATCTGTTGTATGATTATTGTAATAATCCTCAGATGATTCAATAGAAAGGTTAGTAACCGCAAGACCAACGGAAGCGTTAGCGTTTGAAAGTTTGTCGCCAGATGTTCTAAGTACCCGAAGGATACCACCGTATGACAGATAAGCCGAAGCTGTCATCCAATATTCATACTGCGAATCAGTAGAATTTGGTTTACCAAACGTTTCCAGAAGATCGGCTTCAGTTTCGATCAGAAGTGGTACATTTACTGGTCCTTTTTCAAAAGGTCCTGCAATAGCGCCAACTTGATCGTTGATGCCGTCAATTCTTCCTATTGTTAAGTCAACCTCTCGTACTTTAACGCCTGGAGATACTAGATTGAGCGTCATGTTAGTGTCCCTCGAAGAGTTCAGTTGTTTTCTCTAAACTTATTTATCAAAAGGTGCTTTTTCAATGGGGAAACAATACATGAACACTCTACCAATCTGGATAAGACCAATCAACGAAAGGTCTCTTATCTTTTCTCTTTTTAATTATTCTCTTAACAGTGCAAACTTTACATTCATATGAATAGGATGATAATAATTCTCTTTTCTTTCTAGTTAAATAAAATCCATCTATTAAATTTTTTGTCTCGCCACAAACTCTACACTTCCTCTCTTTAAGGAACAGATGGCCAAGATCAAACTGATCATCAAGATCCATTATAACACCTGAACCACTCCCTTAACTTCTGGGATCTCCATTTGTAATTTCTTCTCTATTCCCATTTTAATAGTTTGAGAACTATAGGCGCATGTAGAACATGCACCACCAAGTCTTACCTTAACCCACCCATCTTCTGTCTCAACATACTCTAACCATCCACCATCTGCTTCGATGTATGGAACCATCTCATTGAGAACTTCTATTATATTAGTATCGTTTAAGTCCATCTTGTACAAACTAATTCTACTGCACCATCTTCAGCAACATACTGTTCTTCTATTTGGAATCCATCTTCCTTAACAGAAGATACTATACTAAGAAGTGCATACTCCTGTTGTAGTTTTTGTATAAAGAAACGTTGGTCTATAGGTAAACTCCATGTCTGTAAATCTGTTACCAATTCATAGACTTCCAATTCCTCATTCCATCGGAACCCAATATCACTTCCAGCTTTAATATCAATTTCTATATCAGGATGACCCTTGGCATGTTCTGCATCAGAAACAACCATTATTTGTTTTTGCTCCTCAACTTTATGACCTAGAGCTTTCAATGCCT